GGTGTTGTGGTATTAGTATTGGGGTTACCAATAATATCCTGAGGACAAACGATAATTACTTGACCTACTGCTCCTGATAAATCATTATTTACAGTAATAGTAGGACCACCATCACATGGAGTAAGTAAATAGAAACTAGCTGGTACAGGAGCTGACCATACAGCTGCGGGTAAATAACCTGTATCGCTTGGTATTCCGTTTACAGCTCTATTAGTAGTACTATAAAGAGTATTACCTTCCCCAAAATAACCATTATCTCCTTCGTATAAATGAGCAGCTAACTGAAGATCTCCACCTGCAAAATATGCAGTTATAACACTCCAAGTTTGACCACCGTCTGTACTTGTAACACGCATTCCACCCGCTCCTACAACAAGGAAGTTGGAATCATCAGTCCAAGTTAAATGTCTAGCACAACCAAACCCTAAGCCATCAGTAGGGAAAGTATAGACTACAGACCACGTATTACCATGGTCTATAGATCTAAAAATATAGTTACTAGCTAGTGCGACAATTGTGGTGCCGTCACTGCTAAGGTGAATTCCGTAGAATGTTTGTCCTTGTGCTGATGGAATAACACTATTATTAAAGTTGGTCATGAACCAACTAGTTCCACCATTTATAGTTCTGAATACATGGTATTCAGTACCAATAACCCCTACGTTAGGATTAATCCAATGTATACTTGATACATTAGGAATTTCAAAAACTAAAGGTGAAAAAGGATTTGATACAAGAGGAAGCTGAGTACAAAGATTAAAGGTATAACCTCCGTCTGTACTTTTAGCTACATATCCGTTTTCACCACAAATAACAATATTTAAAGAGTCTATAACCCAGACTTCTTTCCAACTGAGTCCGAAAGTAGCTGGGTTATAGCCATTTTTGTACGTACCATTTGGGATAATCCAAGTATCTCCCGCATTAAATGAAACATAAACACCAAGGCACGATGTATTGAAAAGACCTTCTCCTACGACAAATACTTTAGAATTGTCATTAGGATCTGTCATTACATCAAACATTTGATGCGCTGATGCTTCAGGAAGACTATTAGTAACTGATTTATTTACCCAGATACCATTACCATCAAGCATTCGACGGACTAAACCTGCAGCACCTACGGCGTATGTTTTACTTAATGCCATTACTTGATTCCTGGTTTATTATAAAACACAGTAACGTTTGAAGGAGAATTAGAATTTTTGGTTACTAAACCAGTCTCGTAGTTTTTCAAGCAGTTACTACATACTTGAGTTCCATCAGAAGCTTTTCTCTTTTGACAGCTGCAACCAAGTTTAGCTTTACAGTTAGGACATAAAATACTCATAGTGTTGGTAATTAATTAGACTAACATGAAGAACATGAGGTGCACTTAAGCTTGTCTAACAATTTAACCGCGTATCTATAAAGATCCATACCCTTTGTAGGTTCAAGACAAAACTCTACCATCGCTTTAGCAGCTTTAAGATATTGTTCAATCATTCTCACCTCGTTAAGAGTAGTCTTTACAGATGCGGGTGGATCACAAGCTCCTAAGTTTAGCTCACAGTAAATATCTTGAATTTTCCTTAATGCACAGGTAATTCTCAAATGATTGTATTCAACATACACATACTCATTAGGAGATACGCTGTACTTGATAATATATATTCCGTCTGGCAGATCGTAGAATTCAGTCCCACAACTTGTGTTTTGTAAACCTAAATCACAAGCTGTTAAGTTCAGATTAAATCCAATGGAGATATCTGCTTCAGTAAACTGAACAGGTCTTAAAAAACCGGGAGGAGTAATCTCAAGCAATGGACATTTAACAGTCACTTGAGAATTGTAAACGCTTGTATCTACAACGCGAAGGATACACTTGTTTAAAGTATCCGGAGCTTCAAGACTTAAACTATGTTGTGCCATGACTTGACAATAAAAATAAGAAAAAAAGGAGAGGAGAGATTGACTCTCACTCTCCTTTTACGATAGCTAATGAAGATTAAGGGATGATGATGAGTTCTGGATCAGGAACGATCTCACATGGTTCGCAAGTAACGGTTTCAAATTCGACACATTGCGGACAGTTACCCAACCAATCTTCAATAAACCCTTCAAGAACTGCATTATCACCATTGGTAATAATCTCAAGCAGGTAACGATCGTTATCGAAAGTACCAGTTGGGTTATTATACCTAGGAACACTATGCAAGATATAGTAACGGGTATACAGATTCTGACGGTTGATTACGTTAAGGAATTGGTTACCTTGAGTAATCTCCCTGATACGAAGATCCGTATGGAAGAAGTTTTGGAGGTAGCTTTCGGAACGGATCAAATCCCTTACTACTTGCTCACCAAATCCCATACCTTGGATACCATTACAGTCGTTGTAAACACAAAGACCAGTAAAGAGACATGGATCTCCAGTGTAGTCCACTTCAGATGCAAAGATTCTCAGAGGCTCTTTTTCAAAGTAATCAGTTACTTGGAAAGTACAGTCAAGGAATCTTGTATCAACATAAGCACCAAACAAACGAAGACCTGCACAAGTATCATTGATATATCCAGGATATGGGTAATTAGTCCACCATTGTGCTTCAACAACTGGAGTATTAGTACCATCATAGGTAAACTCAGTACCAGGAGCGTACCATGCTACACCATTTTGGTCATACACTACAGGAGCAATGAATTGATTCAGGTACTGAGTTCTAACAATTTGCTCAGCCCATTTGATCATTACAATAGTAGAGTCAACTGCAGTTGGCGGAATAAGCGGATCATCGGGTTGATCATCGCAACATCCAGTGTAAGCATCCACCGTATAGTATGCTTGGTGGTTCAATGCGCGAAGTGCAGGAGAACCTTTGACATCAATACGGAGGTAGTACGTTTCACCGCACAAGAACTCTTTGCAGCACTGTGCTTGAGTAGTACCACTTTGGAATCTATCTGCAGGAAGAGCAGGAACCTCAGTTTGAGGAGTGTTACCAATAGAGATAACACACTGCTGAGGAACACATGGGTCAACGCGATAAAAACGTTGGATGTACCTAGGATTGATTACTTTAGACTTGTTAGTTTCAATGTAACCACCATGGAATTTACCAATCTTGTCACGTTCCAAAACAGAACTAGAAACAAGAACCAAAGGACAACAGTCATTTGGAGCTACGTTTCCAACAGTCTGCCAAGTTTTAGGATTAACAAATCCATAGTACCCAGGACCTAAGTTAACAATACAGGTATCACTAGTGTTAGGTGCTCCAGTCGGAACCCCCACACTAGTAATAAATCCTTCGGTCGCGTTTACCAGCGCCGCAGGAGTCGTAAGAGTGTCGCCAGTACCGACGAACATCTTACTAAATGCGTGATTGAAATAAGCCATTGTATTTATAAAGATTAAACAAACATATACTATAATATAATAAAGCAGAATGAATAATGCAAATCACAATTGTGACATTTCATTATCAAGAAAACGTAAAGCGACAGCGTCTTCACCAAACGAATTCAGTTTATCTACCCATGTCTGCATTTTATCGTGTTCTTCTACTTGCTCTTTAAGATATTGTAAGAACAACTGATATAACATATGATCACCCTTTTTCATAGCATTAGATGCAGCTTCCTTAATTTGTTTAGAAATTTCAATCTCATGTTGAAATGACTTTTTAATAATATCAGGAAGACCATCATATGTTAATGGTTGTGCTGCTAACATTGGAGTATCGGGTGTTACTCCCATAGCAAGAAGATATTCTCTCGCCCAGTCAGCGTGAGCTAGTTCTTCATTTGAATACTTTCTCCAAAGTTGAGCTGCTCCTGAGTATCCTTCGTTGTTCAACCACATGGACATCGAAAGATAAATCCTACTTGAAAGCTCCTCTTGTTGGATTCTGTAATTCAAATATTTTGTCGACTCTTCATCGAGAAGAGGATTGCGTCCTTTACGCACCGGTCTTTTGAGTAAATCTGCCATTAGTTATTTTGTTCTACTGCTTGATTTGTTCTTTGCATTTGATTGAAAGACTCAATATCACCTGCAATAATAGAAGCTGCGGAATCAATAAACAATTCAACAATGTCATCTTTAAATTCGCAAAGTACATCAGCAGCTGATACTAATCCTGTATAGGGGTTTGATACACCTGCTATTTCTATCCTTATGGGTTGACGGTAATAGATAAAAGAACTTTTAGTAATTACGAATTCATCATTTGTATAAATCTGAACTCTATTACCTGAAAGTGTAGCAAATGTCTCAGCCCACTCAAAGCTTGGTTTCTTTACTTCATCACGAAGAAGCGCGTCTACGTTATCTTGTTCAGCAAGATAAACTACCATTTTCCTTTCGTTACAACAGTCGTTTTTACCATATGCTGTAACTCTCTTATACTCTAAATAATCAGCAGGAAAATCTTCGCTTTCGTAATACAAACCTCTATCAGTAAGAGTAAGGTTTACTTCTTCAATAAGAATCTGTAAATCATCGACGCGTCTTTTAGACTCATCGTCTCCTTCTTTAAAGAGATTATTACCGTGTAAGTTTCTTCTACACCACTCTACTTGTCCTTTATTAAAAGCTTCAATAATCGCCCAGTCTTCGATGTTATCATAATCGAGACTAGACAGTTTATTAAGTCTTTGACGAACTTTTATGAGAATAGTAGAGTTTAGCATTTCCACTTACGTAGTGCCTTATTGATCCTTGAATCAGGATCTTTGGCGGTTTTAGAACTAGTTAACTTCTTTTTCATACCCTCCATTCTCGCACAGAATGACTTCTTACGAGAACCTCCTTCAGGTTGTGGTGGTTTCAAATTACCCCCAGTAGCTCTATTATAAGAAGCACGACCCTTAGCGTTAAGTCCTCCACTAGGAGACTTACCCTCTTTACGCTGCCAAGCTGGTGATTTAGCCATGTTATTTTTTAACAAAGTGTCTGTAATGAAACAAAGCTGTCCATACAAAAATTACTGCTAAACCAACATTTAGAATAACCTCTGTAATACTTGGAACAGTCGTAGTAAAAATATTGAGGAATGCTCCAGATGCAGTAAGTGCAAGACCAACTTTAATAGTGTAAGTCTCAAACACTGAAAGTTTTTGCAATAAACTTAATCTTCCAAATACGAAGATCATAAAGACGCTAATTCCTAATGTAGTAATCAAATTAGCTATAGCATCAATTATCTTTAGATACTCCATTGATTTTTACTTTAAGAAGTTTATTACTGATAATCTCTACACCTTTCAGTCCTAAAAATCCTAGAATAAATCCCACAGACATTTGATATTTAATGTCTATGCGAGTAATATCAAGAAATAGAGGAGTTATGTAATTAGCAGACGCAACTCCTGTGATAATTGAAAACATGGATGTTTTCCAACTATGAGCAGCGTCTTTACCAATTAGAATAAGTGCACCGAATAATCCTGCAACAGATATTCCAATGTTTATCCCTAACTCCTCTATTAATTCTTTCATTACTTCTTCTTCATCTTAGAAGACCCACCCATTTTCATTTTGGGAGATACTACTGCAGACTTATTAGGATTAGAGTAACCACCGGTTTTCATCATGGGTTTAGCCATACCACCAGCTTTGTAAACACCTCTACCCTTAAGGATATCAGCTTGAGTCACTTTACCATCTTTGTTAAGATCAGGAAAGCTACCACCTTTTTGCATCTTAGGTTTTTTACCTGCAGCTTTCATAGACATAGCGATAGCTGCTTGTTGTTTTTTACTTTGTGCCATGATGATTATTAATTTATAGTATAGATTTCATAATAAATATAAAGCGCTCCTTCCCATTGATTTGTACCAGCAGGTTGAGGATTAGCATTATAAACTTCAATACCTAATCCATTAATAATAAACCCGTTGGGTACAACATAAGGAAGTGCGTTATCATCAGTGCTTCTCTTATAATAGGGGGTAATTTGTACGTATATATTATCCCTATTTGCTTCGGTAAGATCAAGTGCAGGATTATTAATGTACAACTGTACAGGTGAACCAAAAGCTGGTTTAGGATTTGTCATAAAGACATCAAACTTATTAAGCTCAATAATACCTTTTAAAGTATTAACCTCAATAACAGTCCCAAGATTACAGTTATGAAAATAAAAAGCAGTATTGTCTCTAGAAATTCTATCGTGAGCTAACTGCCAATTGTATCTTCTAGGGGTTTTAAATTCTGGTAATGCCATAATTATCTATAACGTTTAGTTTTCTGTTTAATACCTTTTGGTTGAGAAACAAACTGTTTTCCCCTACGATTTCCTTCTGCTTTAGCTTTGTTAGTAGCAGCTTTTTCACCGGACGATAATGACGCCCACGCAGCTTCAGGTAAGTATCTCTTTTTACCATTAGCTTTAACCTCTTTAGATGACCCCTTTTTCTTATTCGCATAAGTCCCAGAGGTCATCCATTTTTGGTCAGTCCAATTTTTTAAAGACTGCTGTGATTTAGCTAAACCCATTACTTATAACCTCCACCTTTGGATTTATATTCACGGGCGAGCATTTGTGCTTTACGAGCAGACCACTCACCAGGATCACCACCTTTTGAACCAGCTTTAATCTTTTTAAATAAAGACTTTCTCATACCTGGTTTGGTATAGTTACCTGCTTGGTTTACTTTACTCTTAGCCATAGTTATTACTTCTTATTAATCTTCAGAATAAGATTGTAAATCCTATTTGCAGTAACACCATTGTCCTTCAAATAAGCGTACTTGTTTAACAATCTTGTAAGAAGTGCTGCTGGATCAGACCAGCTGTTTTTATCCCGCTGTGCCATAATTATTTATATTTTCTAATTTCAAGAACAATGTTGCAGCTCGATCCCAAAATGTCATCTGTTTCTACTCCATCTTTATACACGTTAATAAAGAGAGCATTAAAGAAAACAGGAGCGGTCATTGCTACACACGCGGTAGCTGTACCAGAATCAAAAAATGCACTAGTAATAGTAACATCTTCATTAGGTGATTCAAAAATATTTTTATCAATAATTCCTAAATAGTCACCAGGTCCTTCATAGGAAAATGTGATATTAATATTCAATGAGTTTTCCAATACCTCAACTACAGGTGCTTCTGTCCCAGCTTGAAAAACAAGAGCTCTATAAACTTTGTATGGAGTTCCTGCTTGAACAAGTTCTTTAGGAGTTCTGTGAGTATACTGCCAAACCCTTTTAAACGGGTTTAATGAATAGAGTGCCATAATTATTTCTTCTTTTTATACTTGTAATCGGGGTTATCCTTATGCCATTTTTTAGTAGCGGCTACACCTTGAGCAACTGTCTTAGCTTTACCGATCTTAGTTAGATTAATGGTATCCCACTTACCTTTGTCTTTAGTAGGATGGTTTACCATAATATCACCAGGTTCTCCTTTACCACGTTTACTCGTCTTTTTATAGACAACGTGTTTTTCACCACCTGCTGATACTCTAACCTTTCCCATTACTTTTTCTTTGATTTAACAGCACCACCTTTTTTCTTAGCAGGAGCTGCACCAACAAAAGGTTTAGGAGCATTAGGATTTCCCTTGTAACCCGGTCCATACATTTGAACACCAGTAGTAAACTTACCAGTACCTTTCGTAATAGACTCTTTACCTCTCTGCTGCATATCAGATACAGACTTTGTAGAGCCGCCCACTTTATAAGTGGGCTTGCTCGACATAGTTTTTTTAGATGACATCTTTTTCATGAGTTCTTACTTTTTGAGTTTACCAGTAGGAACATCACAAGCAGCTTTATTCAAACCACCCGTGTAACGAGTAGGATTAGTCTCCACAGTTACAGGAGCATTCATACCACCACGATACTTGGTAGGATTAGTTACCACCGTAGGGTATTGGTTTTTGTTTTTCATATGACTTGACATATCGATATAAGTTATTGTTTCCAATGATACTCAACCTTCTTTTGAAGCTTGAGAAGAACTTGGTCATTCAAAGGATTTTTCAAGAACTCAACACAATCGCTTGGGTTTCTACCCATTTGGATTGATTCGCTGACTTCATAAATGAATCCATCAGAACGAGCCGTGATATACTTATAGAACGTAGCGTCTTTCACCAATGCGCGGAGTTTCAATGTTTCCATATCAAGATCCGCTGCATCAATAAAGGATTTAGCTGCTCTATGAAGATTAGTTTCAATACCATCACCGTTAATATATCTGTCCATGTTATCATAGATCAAATCGTTCGGTGTGGATTTTTTGTACGACGCGCTGTTCCCGTCAAGTACTTTCGCAATGTAAAGCAACTTGTTGGGGTTTTTATTGAACAACGAATCGAGCTCTGAGAGTGCTTTGTTTTTGAGTTTCTTAAGCTCAGTTTTCGTAGCAATTGTGTCAACGGCTTTGTCCAAAAAGAACTTAGGAGGTACAGCTTTAGATTTAGCTGTCTCAAGACTTGGGGCGACCATTGAGAATCCACCTGCTTCGATTGCATAGAGTTTAATTAAATCATAAGGGTCTTTAGCTGGATCAAGAATAACTTGATCATTCCCACAACGGAGTGTAATTCTATCCCAGAATTCATTGTTATCAGGACGAAGAAGTTTTAGCTTATTCCAAAACTCAGGATCATCAGGATCAACAATGTTAGCACAAAGTTCTTTCTCTAATTGAGAAACAACTTTTCTGATTTCTTTAATCTTAGCTTCTCTTTCTTCCTTGTTAGCAATGTTTTTTACTTCAGGTGCAAACTCATTAAGACCAGTAATGTATCTGCTGATTCCGTTTCTTTCGATACATGCTAACTGTTCTTCATGAAACACACCATCATAAAGAGCCATCCCATATCTCTCCAAACCTAGGTTACTAGCTTCTGGGTCAAAATAGGGACGAATTGTCACACTAGTGCTTTTTGCACCTTCGTAAGGGACTTGTACAATAGAAATTCCTCTTGCCATAATAATTATATAGTTGGTATTTAACTGACAAAAAAAGATTGAGAGGGGAGAAAACTCCCCTCTCGTTCGCGTGAATATTAGAAACTACCGCCGGTGATCGGATTGCGCATGACAATCTTCAACACTTTGGTAGGGTCTTTTACCCAAATCGCAGGCATCGTTTGGGTCATCATGACACGGTAACCGTTGAACTGACCAGAAGACTGGAATCCTTGGGTACGGCCCATGTAGTCCATAGTACCATTCTGATACCACCACTTCAATTGATTGTCCCACGAAAGCTTCAACATGAAGATGTTGTCGTTTCCAGTGTCGGTGATGTCGAAAATGATAAAGCTATAGGAGCTAAGCGGATGTCCATCAATGATCGGGTTTTCGATGTCATTTGTGTAAATGTTATCGAATGCTGGGTTCAAGACGAACTTCACGTTAGCAAGAAACGGAATCACGTAGCTGGTGAACGCGAACCCAAAGTTCAAGTCCATACCTTTACCCGTGATTGCGCCGATACCATTGTTATCTGCTGCCTGAATAACAAGACCGGAGTTCACTGCTTCACGCTTGATCGCTTCGTTGACCATACGCATACCACCCATACCCGTTTGGACGATGAGTTGGCGCTTAGGATCTGGACCTTGGAACTCGACACGACCAGCGTAGAAGTTGTACAACTCAGCACGGAACAACTCCAAGGAGAAGTTCGACTTGTTGTAAACACGCTTGAAGGAGTTGTCAAGTTGTTTCCAAAGACCTACAGACAGACGGATATCATCTGGACCGTCTTGCTTAACGCGACCACCATGTCCCCACATCAAGTAGGTTTCGATGTCCGTAGCAATCTTGGTCAAGTGAGCTGCTTCCATCGTAGTAAGGAAGGTGCGGGTCAAGGTACCATTACCTACTGCGCGCTTCAGGTAGTCTTTACCCATTTTGGAAGCGATATCCTATTCGCGGAAGCCCGAACGAGTTTGAATATCGGAGAAACGCTCACCGTACTCACCACGAGCAGATCCTTTACGGAAGATCTTCGTTTGAGGAGCAAGGTACTTGTTCTCCAAGAATTTATAGTTATCGTTGTTCACCAAACGAACGGTGTACAAGAAACCATCCCCGAGAGGAAGGATGTCATCGTCCGTGATGTACATTTCAACGCCGTTGTATTTGTCATAGGTGATGATGTCACCATGTCCAAATTCGCGTTTGTTAATCTTAATTCTGAAAGTCGTACCGTCGATACCTTTGGTTTCGTTCTCAGGTTCGATGTCTTCAAGAATGTAAGGAAGGTCTTGACTTACTGGGGTCTGCCACTTGTACTCACCCCGAGCATTGTCAACCATAATCACATTCTTACCACCAAAGGAAGACAACTGATAAAGCGGCATTTCGACTTTCTGAGCCATCGCCCAAATATCGACTGGACCCATGTCCATAGGCTCCGCATCTTTCAGCATGTTTACCAGGTGGTAAGAATCTACGTGAGAACTAGCTTGGTAGTTCGTATCACGTAGAAAAATACCATTGTTTAAAAGTGGTGTTGCCATTTGAAAATATTAAATAATTTATCTTTTGAAAAAGTTTTTACTTGGTCTAGCAATAGTTTGACGCTGAGGTAGTTGGTACGACTCCTCCTCTTGTGCATAGGAAGAAGATGTTTTACGGGACTCTTCAGACTTCAATTGACGAACAGTCTCTTTAACAACTTCTTTCTTAGTATTCTCACGAACTTTAGCTTTATATCCATCTGGATCTGCGAGTAACCACAAAGCTTCCGCAATAAGGGAATGGTTTGGTTCTACGTATTGGTGTTTCTCCAACAAGTGACCGAGTAGGTTTGTAGGTCTCCCAGAAATAGAGGGATATGCGGGTTGAACAAGACCTGAGAACAACATGTTCTGAGTCTTTCTATCAAGTTTCAAACCATTGAGCTCACCAGGTTCAAGTGTTCTATATACATTGTCCATGTACATTTGAGCTTGTTGTTCCTGCATTTTACGACGTTCTTCTTGTTCTTGAAGCTGATACTGAATTTGTTGTTCAGTCATAGCGTCAAGTTTTGGTTTGAACTTCTTAGCTTTCTCGTTCAGTTTACCAAGGTCATCCCAAGAGTTGATCTCTTCTTCAATTTCCTCAGCGCTACCAAATCTAGTTGCTTGAAGATAAGAACGAACGATAGTCCTAGCATAATTGTCATCATCAGGACTCATTGAGCGAACTTCTTCTACACTCGCCAATGTCCTAAACAATGCTTTAAGATCTGTACCACCGTTAGCTACGTATTGAGCAGCATACTGAAGCTCCTCAGGTAATGCTTCAAAAAATTCAGCAGGAACCTGTTCACGAGCTTTTCTTTCACGCTCATTGAAATTAGCTTCTAACAATTCCTCAAAGTCTTGAAGAGAATAGTCCTCGAGAGGTTTCTCATCATCAAAAGGAATAAGAAGCTTTTTCTCAATCAGCTTGTTTGTTAGTTGAAGAACTCCGTCTTTGTTGTAGCGAGGTTTCTTTTCGGAAACTTGAGTATCGTCAATAGCTAGAACTTTCTCAATTTCCTTTTTTTCTTCCTCTTCGGGTTCATCATCCTCTTGTTCACTTTTTCTATCAAGGAAAGAAACATCAGGATTTCCACTTCTTGAAAAGACACTAGGCTTGGTTTCTTTATCAGCGGGGAGCATAACATTGTCCGCACTGATACCGAGCATAGAATCGATATCAATATCTAGTTGTTCTACCTGTGTATTTTCTTGTACTTCCATAATAAATAAATGTTGGTTTTATAACTGACAAAATCTTAATCAAAGAAAAGAAAATAAACTTTATAGATGATAAAGTGCATTATTTTCAAATCAAAAAACTATACATTATAACACTATCAATCTTTTTCATTCTTCTTTTTACTAGCTGTTTTTAAATCAAATTGATTTTTATTCTCTCTAGCTATCTGAAGATCGGTTTGTTTCATTGCTATTTGAGCTTGTGTTTTCTCACGAGCAATCTGATTTTTCTCTCTAGCAATGGTAGCCTTAGTATTTTCCTTACTAGATTCCATATTCATAGTTTCACGGAATTCTTCAGACTTTCTGATACGGTCCATGTTATCCATGAAATCACTTTGGAGATTCTGGTTAATGTCCTGCATAGACCCAAAACCAGATGCTTTAATTTCAGCAACAAGAAGATCTTTACGACGATTCTTTTCAGCTTCCATAGATTGATGATCAAGCATCATTTTTCTTTCAGCTGTACGTTGTTCCATCTCCATCTGCTTCATCTTCTCTTCATGCTGCTGCTGTTGAGCTTGAGCATCTCTTGTCTTACGTTCTGTCTCTTTCAGGATGTGATTCATCTCAGCAAGAGTTTCAGACTGCATGATGTTTCCGAGATCATAGATTGTAGCACCAGTAGTGTTATTTCCTACAATCATTTGTTTCATTTGTTCTACAAGAGAACGATGATTTGCTTTGGTAGTACAGAATACGTTTAAATCTCTCAGTAAGAGATCGGTACCGTTCATTTGGAAATTAACCTTTTCACCGGTACCTAACATGTATTGTAGGCGGAGTGATGGTTTTGTTGAATGGTAATATTGCGCTAAGTCTGTACGCATCTGATGTACCCTAGGCATTAGGTAATCAGAGTGTTGGATAAAGAATGTCTCTGTTTGAGCAAACGATCCTGTAACAGCTTGTTCGACACCTTTAGCTGTATCTGTTTGACCAATCTGCTGACCTAGTCTTTGAGGTGTGATACCGATTACTTCAAATGCTTGTTGTTTAAAGTAATTAGCTAACTGAACCCTTGACATCATACGCTGTGTCTGTTCAAGGTTCAGTGTTTGAAAATGCTGAAAGTTCAGTGCATTCTCAGTATTAGTAATCGAGGTATCAAGCGGTAGCATCTGAAAGTTCTTCATAGCTACATATGCTTTAGCAAGATTGTTCTTACCCCAATCTTCTCCCAAAGAGTGTCTAGGAAGAGCATTCTGATCTAACAGAATAACAGTTCCTAATTCGTCGACAAGAATATCAGCAATCTGATTATTTACAATGTTATAACCGATTTGGAATGGTTTCATCAAATCGACCATAGACATTGATCTTGTGTTACGGTCATTGAAGATAGATCCTTCTACAGGAAGTTTACAACCGTAGAGAGAATTGTCCCCCTTAAATTGAAACTTAAGAGGACCGATTTTATTCTTGTCAATACCGATGTACATTGGATTAATACCCCCGGGGTTATTCATACCCCAGAACGATGGGTGGTTAGGACCAATCTTAATACCACCCCATACTTCATTAATCCAAATCCAATCTACGTGTTCACCAAAGATCAAATTGTCTTTGCTCTTATTCTTAATGAGATTGGTGTTATAAATAGGTTTGTCTGTAATCTTATAATTCTCATCGACAATATCGATGATTACTTCGCCGTCTTCTGTAATCTTGGTAAGGTGACCTACCTTTCTTTGTGATTTCCAATAAGAGGTTGTTACCCTCATGAGGAACGCCATACCCATAGGAGCATAGTCTTCACCTTCACCAAAGATCCAGTTAATAATATCACCACCAGGAGCGATAGAGTTGTCCCACATGGATGTAAACTGTCTATACGCGAGTGAAGGCATATTGACGTTCCAATCATGAGACTTAGTAGCATCATAGTAGCTACCATCGTTTTGATACCCTTGTAATGGATAACCTGCAGAACGTACAGGATAAATAGCTTCCAAAGACTCAAGCTGTTCCTGAGTCATGATGTAACCGTATTTATCAATAACGTCTGCTACGGTAAGCATCTCAATTCTACCTACGTAGTTACCTTGAGATACATATCTTGTTTCTGGTGACTTATGGTAGAACGTAGTCACTGGGTTCCACAGCTCTACATCATAGTCATCTTCCATCATTCGGAAGTGCCAAAACTCTCTATCTGTAATGAGCATGTCTCTGAAACCACGTTCTTCCAACTCATCCATTGAGAATCTTTCGACGTCAATCTTATGTTGGTGAGAAGCCCATTGTTCGGACATACTCCTATAATCTTTATCAAAGAAGTTTTGGATTTCAGGAAGAGACTTGATGTTTTCAGGTTTCATCTTTTCTTCCATCATCTGCTGAACTTCGGGATCTTCTTGATTTAATCCCATATTTAAGAGTTCAATCATGACTCTTTGTTCAGCTTGAGAATAAAGTACTTCTTCAATCTGCTTACGTTTCTCCTCTAACATTTCATTATAAGAGAATTCGTCAACACCGTGATAGGTTACTTTAGTATTCCTTTTTGCAAATTCAGAAGTAAGAACTCTGATTACGTTTGGAATAATAGGATAAAACTTAAGTTCTAATGCGCTAGCGTCTTCTTTAATGAGAGTCTCTACAAGATCTCTCATTTCATTATCATCCTCGATGATATAGTCTGTTTTATCAATGACACCTTCGGCTAACTTGTAGTTTTTCATTAACCGACGAGCATTACGTCTAATCTGTTTCAGACCCTGCCACTCTAACCAGTCTAGATTCCATGCTGTCCACGACTCGTCTTTCTCTCTTCTAGGTAAAAACTGAATAGGTTGGGTAATACTACCAAGACGGTTGTACTCCGCTTTCGCCCCACCTTTAAGTTGTAACGCATTTAAAACCTTCATGTCTTTACTTTATGTTTTTAAAGGGGTTCCTAGGTTTACCCATGTTTAGTCCACCCCTATTATTTTTTCCTAAATTACGGAAAGGGCTTACTGATAATTTATATAAATCAGAAGATTTTTGCAAATGTGATCTGTCAGTATATTCAGTTCTTTTCTTTAATCCTCTGTTTGCTTGTTGAACTTTAGCAAAAGTAATAAGAGCTGCTAATGAAACTAAACGGTCAACGTTTATATCATCATTATAAGCTTCCATCTCTTTGATCGCCATAATATCAGGTATACGTTCAACACCATATACCTTTTTAACTATCGTACCATCTGTTTTAGTTTCTACATCTAGCTCTTCATTTAAAAATTCGATGAGATAACTAAGCATGTGATTCTTAAAGATTGTACCCACGTTCTTCCAACCATATTCTTGGTAGACGTTTCTAGATGCACCAATGTCTTTTAAGAAAAGCATTTGGTCTTTCTGAACTAGATACTTCTGTTTCTTTCTATGAATCATGTGCTGGATGAATAGGGAAACGTTATTTTCCACTACTGTCCACGCGCTGTACCACTCAATTATGAGCTCGAGACGCTCATGTGTTTTATTGATATCATCAAAACGACCACACCATGCAGCTACAATCTTGTCTCGCTCCATGAATGATTCTACTTTATCAGCTCCTACACGAGTTATTTCTACAGGATTCTTGTAGACATAGATAGAACATAGAGAATCAGAAGTTGTAGTTTTTCCTTCTGACACCGGGTCAATAGATGCATAGTATGTCCCCCACTCTGCATTCTTATCAGGTCTTTCCCATACTACGATAGAGCCTGTTTTATCTTCTGTACTCTTTGAAATAGGAAACTCTAAAATCGGTAATTTATTACTGGTAGTATGAACTACTTCACCCTTTTCGTTCCATGCAAGATTTACAAACTCATATGGATAGTCTTTATCATCTATTCTAGCTTTTTGAGCTGAGAGTAAATGAGTAGGGAAAAGGGATACGTTTCTAAACGCGAAAGCTTCCTCAATAGTACGCGGATGCTGTGATACCCTAAGCTGATAGGTCTGAGGATCAAGATCCTTCTTCCACTTCTCAAACTTAGAGTTAAGAGCTTCTAGTGCTTCTTCTACTAGTGAGTTACCATATTGATCAATGTATGGAGGCATTGACCACTGTTCAGGAATGAATAATCCTGATAGACCTATAGTCCCTTTATTATCAATTAGATTAGTCTCGACAGGATATATGCTATGTCTAATAGGAAATAGCATCATCTTTTTTAAAGGTTCACATTGATCAAGGTCACCCACGGAACCAGCTGCAATAAATACACCAGTAGTAATGTCACCTAACTGTAACGCAGGAAACATGTATTCCACTGTCTGATCCATTGTAGGTGCAATCCCCGCTTCTTCGTAGAAGAAGTACCTTACCCCACCACCTACACCTGTTGTAGGATCTTTATCAAAGGATACACCCTGAATAGTTCCTTTAAGACCTTTCAGAGTTTCACGACCGTTAGAGTCTGTATCTCCAATCTGCTGCTGCCACATGAGAACCTTTCCAGGGTTCATAGGACGATACCACGCCGTCTCACTATCTAGGAAAGATTTATACTCGTTTAAGAACTTCCAAGATCCCTTTTCATTTATGTAGTCTTTGAGTGATGCGCCTATTTTAAGAATAGGAGTTTCCTCAAACCATATTTGATTTATGAGCTTAGCACAGTGATAATAGCTAGATCCAAACTGACGTTTCTTTAGGACTGCACAATGCTGGTAATGTAACTCAGCTAATAGCTCATATAGAGCCATATGATATTGAGAATCCCATACATCAGGGAAACCGAACTTCCTTTTTTTCTTATCATTGATTGGTAAGAAGTTGATCCACATGTAGTATTCCCTAGGGAGATACCATATCTTCTTACCGCTTTTATAAATTACTCCTTCTTTACATTTCTCTTTTTCTCCGTTCCAATACTTTTTAAAGTCTGCTGTACCTTCAGGAAAAGGACAGTAGTATTTTCTATCGTTGTATTTTCTAGCTTGTAAATTGAATTCAAATGCTACATCATCAAATTCATATTTACCGGGTTCTTTAAAAAGAGATTTTACAAATTCCCGAAACTCATCGTAGTTATAAAACTCAGTGTAAGACCATTCGTCATTTTCCCACGTAGGGATTTTCTTATAAAAATCATCATTCCTGGTCATATGCTAGTTTCTTATCACCTCTAATTCTATTAGAGCTTTCATTAAGCTCTTGTAGAACTATCTTTTCTAGTTGTTTAAATTCCTGAATGGTCTTTCCTACTGATTTAACCTGCATAGCTAACGCTGCTAAGTTACCATCTCTACCAGTAGTAATAGGAGTATTACGTGCAAACGTACCTAGTTTCTCTAAAAGAATCTTATTATCAAGATAATAACGATACGTAGGAGTCATGAATAGTAGCTCTAACTTCTTTAAAGCAGCTTGCATAACTTCATCTTCTAGAGTATAATCTCCTACAAAATCATTTAAAAGAGTTTCCTCTTTAATGTTTTCCGGAAGATTAGCGTAAGGACCTGTATGATCAAAGTAATAGTGAAGAAATGACAGGGCGGGGATCGGGTCTTCGTACTCGTCGTGTACAGCTTTAAGCTCAGGAACAAGTAAACAGTTAATATTAACTATTACTTTTCCATTCTGTATATCAAAGATTCTAATAGTCATTTTACTTGATCTTTATTGTCTCTTATCCAATTAAACATCGCTATTACTTCGTCTTTTAAGTAAGGGACAGTATAGGGAACTACTTCTTTTACAATAGCTTCTCCTTTTTCATTTTTCTTATAGATAGGGAATTTAAATGAATCTTCACCTTCTTTTTCAAAAATGATGTGGTGTAAAGTCATTGTTCCAGGTTTGTATCTAGGGTTATGCTTTAGAATAATGTACATGTAAGTACTCAATTGTAAAGCATAATGATTGAAATTACAGTCATCTAAGTGAGAACAAGGACCTAGCATTTTGGTACTAACACCTTCCCAATTAGTAAAGCTCTTGGTCTTAATCTCTTTATTAGTCTTAAAGTCTACAATGTCTACTACACCATTTACAACCTCAACCCTATCAGCTTGACCACAAATACCTGCAGATTTCAAGTAAACAAAGTGTTCTGGATAGATACCGTCAACTAGTCTCTGTTCTGGTGCAAGCTTAATATTACCGTTATAAATAGGAGGGATGATCGGTATATCTAAGCCCTGTCGTCTAAGTGTCTGAAGACTAACAGTATCCGATTCTCTTTGGTCATGGAAATAACTACCATTAAGAATAGCTCTATCGGTTTCTTTTTCCCAATGTTCTCTAATAACAGCTGGGTCTAAACCATACCATTTACTATTAGGATTAACAGAAGCTTTTTTAGATACAGCAATAGGATCAAATGGTTCTTTAAACTGTTTGATCATTGATGTAACTCCTAACCATTGGATATTATCGTTAGGATCCTGACTCTCGTATTTATGATTTTCTGATTTGAATAGTACCGCCATATTAGTCTATATCTGGATTGTAGTTTATTTGATCGTAGAATTTGTCTTCGTCTTCTTCACTTAAAATGGCATTCCAGCGTGATCCTTTAGGATGAGGACATTCAGAGGAGAGAGATCTTACTTTATAGGAAAGTTTACACCCGCATTCACCACAGCATGGTTGAGTACCAGGTAAAGCACACTCTGATCCTTTTCTATCGATGAGATCACATGCTTCACAGAGCTTCATTCTTTCAGAAGCAATCTGTTCAATGTGTTCACTCTTGATCAGAGAGTTCTTTATCCCCTCTAGAATCTTGGTTTTGTTCTTCCAAATCTCTCTTATATTCATCTCTTTGGTTTTTTATTTCACTTTTGTATGTAGCTTTTTCTTGAAGCAGAGGTATCATTTTCTCAAGTTTTTCTAAAGCTTTTTTCTTGTCCTGCATGATTGCATACTTCTGCATTGTAATTCTATGACCTGAGTCAATGATCTCTTGGTATTTGTTTATTATATCTTGAGACATTTTAATTCTCTTCTCAAGACGATTAGGTTTTATATAAAAAGTACCAAATCCATGGACATAGATGCTTATGTGTTCAGGTTCAGTCAGAGCTTTTTTAACTCGTTTCCAATAAGCATCAATGATAATTTCTGCGGTTTTCTGGTCTACGCCATTAGCATCACAGAACTTCTTAATCAGTGGTTTAAGCTTCTTAGGATTCAAGACTAAACACTTTATAGTTAAGAACAATATTACCTGCAGTTTGGATTTGCATCTCAGGGTTTAGAGAAATCTTCTTTCTACCTTTTCCATTCTTAGAAATAAGATTTGCTCTCTCAGCTTTGAGTAATACGTTTCTTATACTTTGTGGGGAAGCATCAGGATTCTTGGTTTTATTTCCACTACTCCTAAGCTCATCAAGCTTTTTCTCTCTTCTTATTTCTGCCATCTCAGTACAGAAATCTGTAAGTTCCATCTCACCCGCTAAACCCAAATAGGTTAAACAATCTAGGTCTAGCTCACTTAAGTTGATGTTCCGTAAATAAGAAAAGACAATTAATTGGAACCTGACGATAGCGTCAAGTTCCAATTTCACATTTTTAGTTACAAGATTTACTTTAGCCATGTTGGTATACGTGACTGACAATTTTAAATGTTTACAGTTTTATTAAACTGTTTCCTTCTTAAGTGAGCGGAGTTTTCTAGGCTTTTTAAACTCTTCTTCCTCTTCTTGTGGAACTTCAGGTTCTACTTGTTCCTCTTCTTCTTGTTCATACTGATCTTGTTCAAATTGGTTCTGAGAATCAAGCAGTTGTGCAGTTTGAATCTGCGTTACCATTCTGTCAAAACGAGCTTTATCGATCTTTGTAGCTAGTTCTTCATACTCTGCACGAAGACGCATAAGTGGTAGTTCTCGCTTGTAGAAATCAACCATTTTCTTTCTGGCATTCTCTAAAACTTCTGGACTTACTTCTTGTTGGTTTTCTTGTGTCATAATAAATAAGATTTAATGTTTTACAAACATAACAATTAAAGTTTAAATATTACAAATAGAAAATCCCCCGTTTTTTAGGCGGGGGATTCTACGAAACTACAAAGCAACAAGAAAAGTGAAGAAAAACCAAAAAGTATATGCTATATATATAATAAGAAAAATTGTAATACTTTACAAGTATTACTCTTTCTCTACGGTTTTCTTTTTAGAAGTAGGGACAGGAATAGATGAGAACCCGAGAGCTGCTGCACTGTAACCTGCGAGTACATAACCTACCCATTCGTGAACTATAATAGCATTAAATAGGTCGAGCATGCATACCAAGATTAAAGCAAATCCGGATACAATACCCATTAGTCTTTTGGAGCTCTGAGGCTTATCAGCTTCAAAGAATCCTTTAATCCATGTAATCATTTGTAAGTAAGTTTTTTACGTTTACACCTTAATTGAACAACGCTATCTAACTTATGAATCTTCTTTTCAGACTCTTGAAAAGTATGGACAACGCTATCGAAGTTCTTAACCAAATTGATGTGGTAATTTGAACTATCTGCGTGAACTATAGTATCTAGTATTACTACAGTATTGTACTCAAGGGGTACATCTTCTCCGTTAGGATAGCTTGTACACGCCGAAAAAGTGATACTACTTAATAAGAGTATCGTAAATCTTTTGAATGAGCTCATTTTGTGTTCCCTGATTTTTCTTTAGTTCCTCTATTTTCTCATTTACCGAATTGAGTTGAAACTGAAGAAGTTCAGGCTTAACACTTTCTATTTTATTCACTCTTTCTTTAAGATTATCAATATCGTATTGAGTAGTTAGTTTAGTCGTCATATAGCTCATAATAATGCCAATTATGAGAATAACTATATTAACAACTTGTGGAAGAGCTAATTTAAGTTTTGTATCTTGAGTAATGTCAGCCATAACATGTTCAGGGTTGCCCCTCTGGTAAACTATGAGAAGTTAATATTACCGGGTCCACTACTCTCTGATAACTATCAAGATTTGGATCAGGGAGCGGAACCTCGGTGTAATTTACAATTAGTTTGTTTATGTACCCGTCTGTGATATACACATAGGTGTACCCGTTATGGATGTAGCAAGGAAAGAACTCGTATGAATCTTCGGGTAAATAGGTAACAATTTCCCCGAGCATGTCAGCATCTAAAATTTGAACCAGTGCCATTAGGATGTAGTTTTGGGTGGATGATGTTCTAAATAGTGTCCTGCTGTTACAGCAAAGTCAGGATAAAGATCGGTAGTTCCATCATACAACAATGTAGAAGTATACAATGTTGAATACGATAATCCAGTAGAATACTCATAAACAATACTACCACCACCAGCACTTGGGCTACTAATTCTGTAATAAAATAACTGATTGGTAGTAAGTGCAATTGTAGCTTTAAGTACCCCAAACTCATATATCTGCACGTTACTAGTATTTAAGTAAATACAATAACGCATTCTAGGATAGCGATTAACAGTATTAAACGGAAGACTTAAATCGTTTAACCCGAAAGCTAATTGACCTGTAAAGTTCCAGTGCGAGGGTTCATAAACCATTTCGCATCTTCCTTTAATAGGATCACCCCATACGCAGTTAGTTTGGAAAGATGTGGTACTACCTTGACCCTTAATTGACTGATCTGTATTAAGCAGATAATCATTAAGTGCGATTACATTCTCTTTATGGAGCATGTAACGTGGGTACGCTAATTTAGAGTTTTGAGTAAAGGTTACAGGATCACTGATTCCTTTTACATTAAACTTTACACTAGCAGCTCCAGCTACAGTCCTAGTAATTGATACGAATACTCTATCGTTTTGATTAACAGTAAAGGGGAAGGTTAAGGGTGTAACCAACGTATCATTCACCCACATTTGATAGGATGTTACATTGGTAAGAATTTCACTTGTAAGCTCACCAGTAAATCCTATTCTAAAAAAGATATTTTTGTTAGTGTTAGATGCATATGATACAAGCATTGTGCTAGTAGATTCACCAGCACATACTTTTACAATATTAGGATCGTTTATTGATCTTCCCATTAGTTCTGTGTTAGTTCTGCAATGTGTGTTTGCAAATAATAGCCATAATTTGCAACAAAGTCAGAATGGAAATTAACCGTTCCATTATGCGTGGTTAGCGATGTGTACAACAATGTCCAAGTGGCTCTATCATTATCGGAATAATAATAACGGATTGTATAAACCCCTGGAGATGTATATGTTGATGTGATTTTAGACCAATGTAACTCAGTATATGCTATAAG